AAGCAGTGGTATCAACGCAGAGTACATGGGGATAACCAAACTTCTAAACAACAAAACCAAACCAACGAACAAAACACACACACCAAACCCCTCCGTTTGATGAGCCACCGGTTTACTAGGGCCGCCCGTCACAAGGCGAAACCTGGGATGAACCGAGTGGATCGCGAAATGGCCCGTCATCATGGTGACGAATTCGACGAAGAGGTGTCTACGCCGGGGTATCTTCACGTGATACCCTGTCGAGATTACAGACCCAACGTTCCACAGACGTTTGACGAGATGAATACGGCGGTCGATCATGAACCCCTCGGTCGTCTCAATCAACTCGGTCCTGTAATTGAAGGCGCCATACCTGTCGTTACCAGTGCACATGATTTTTCGTCCTATCTGGCTGCCTTCGACAAGCGAAGTAATAGTCAGCCTGATAAAGACGATGATTGTAGCGATGACTTTATGAAACTTGCTGTTTCCCTCTGGAAACAGGTCGGCAAGGACTTGGCTTTCGACTCATTTGACGTAGACGACGCACTTTTCGAACGATGGTTGAGCAAGATGGATCCTCCTAAACAAGCTAGAATGCGGAAAGCGCATTTAGAGTTGTTTGCTTGTGAGGACGACCCTGCCTACCTCGGTGAAAAGTCCTTGTCCGTGAAGGTTGAAGCTCTGCTTAAGCGTTACGACAACAAATGGGCACCCCGGCTTATATATGCTGGGAATGACCATTTTAATGCTTTGACAGGCCCTGTAGCAATGGTACTTTGCGAAAGGTTAGTAGAGATTTTCAAACGCGGTCGTCTGGGCGAGCTCACATTCATGATGGCGTATAAGGCCAACGATGTCGAGCTCGCTTCATTTGTGAGAGACGCGTCCGATTCAGGATACGACCACATTGCAGAGGGAGACTTTTCAGCAAACGATTTGAGACAGCGGAAGGGTGCGTCCGTTGTCTTCGATTGTTTTTGTAAAGTCGTTGGTGCACCTTCCTGGTTCCGCGATTTGCTAAAGGGCATGCGCGGTTTTAACGTAAGGAACGTGGAATTTGGACACCGGGCTCAATTGATACACCAATTGCCGACCGGGACAACGATTACAACCCCCCGCAACACTGTATGGAATGCAACCAACCAGGCTGTTTACTGTCGTATCACCTACAACATCGGCTATGCTGTAGTTTTAGGTGACGACTATTTGGGAATGCTTAAACGCGCGGTTAATGTGGCGCATTGGCAGGACTGGATTGCTAAACATCCTAAAATGAAGTTAACCGGGTGTACACCCCGGCTTCAGGGTGAAGCTACCTTCTTGTCGCGTAGGTTGTTGATTGAGAATGAAATCCCCTGTATGATGCCGAAGTTAGGCAAGGCGCTGGCCCGATTCAACGTGAGGACCAGTCCAAATGAGGCAATATCTGATTCAGCCTATATGGCTGGGAAAGCTTTGTCTTATGCGTATGAATTTCGGCATTTTCCATTGTTCAGGGATTTGTTTTTGAATCGTTACAGGTTGGAGGAGGATAAAGCCAACATCGATATTGCGGAAGTGTCGTGGTTCACAAGAGTGTCCGGTGTGGACCTCGCCGATCTCGAATCGTCGATCATGGACGAAAAGGTCCTGGTTAGCGAAGACGTGACGCGCGAGTTCCTAATGGATGCTTACGGCGACACCTTCGGTCTCGTCCCGGCCCTTGAAATTAGCCGGCGCGTGATTTTGGGACGTGATATTGATGTTGTTGATGCTCCTGCAGAATTGGCAATTGACTGGTGATGGCACTTCGACTCGGGAGTACTCTGCGTTGATACCACTGCTT